TGAAGGAACCTGCACCCCAACCAAAACCTCCAAGTTGTTGAGCGGGTCCTACAGTATAATAACAAAGAACAGAAGTTGATCCTGCAGTGCTTAAAGGAGTACCGGCTTCATTGGTATCCATTGTAATTGTAAAAGTTGTACCACTTGGTACAGATGTAACCATAAATTTTTCATCTTCAAACGTAGCGTTTGTAAAAGTAGAACCACTTAATCCAGTAACAGAATCAAACAATACAATATCATCTTCTGCCAAACCGTGATTGCCTGTACAAGTTATTGTAACAGTTCGGCTACTTGATGTACTTGTAAAATTAGCTCCTGTTAAAGTAGTTCTAATAGGATGAATGTCGTAATAAAGACCACCAGAATATACGTATAAAATTCTATTGGTTCCTATTGCTGCATACTTAACACCAGCGTTATCATCCCAATGATGAAGAGCTCTTGCTGCACCGGTTAATTTAGATTCTCCTAATTGAGCCCAGCCACCTATTTTTTCCGGTGAACCATATCTAAAACGTACAAAGTCTCCGTCAAACCATTGTCCCTCGGCCCCGGTCTCTGTGACTTGCTTGTTGAACCCTGGTGCAAAACCTAATTTTTGTAACATATAACTCCATTTATGTATTCCTCATTGGTGGAACACCTAACATTGGCCTTTTGTCAAACCTATTCTTTTCTGCAAAAGGACCATTTACATGGTTATAATGAAGAAATACTTGTCCGCAAGTAGTTCCTTCAAAAGGTTCTCTCCAATGTTCTAATTCACATCCACTATATACTAGCATATCTCCTACTTCAAGCAGGACTTTTGTACCAATTGGTGCACCGGGTTTAACAATATTTTGTCTTTCATTGATAACATTATCTGCTCCTGTACCATCTATAAATATAGGCCACGGCTCACCACCCAAGTTTATCGTCGTAGATATCTCACAGCTTGGTCTGTCTTTGTGTCTATGAAGCGTGTCTCCGTTCTTGTAAATTCTTGCATATGAATAAGTGGGGACTAACTGTAGTCCCGTTTTCTGTGCCATGACAGGTAATACTTTAACTAATAAGGTCTCCATTACAGGGTCTGCATAATGAGAGTAAGTGTTTGGTATTTGTTTATCAGTCCACGTTCCAAACATCCCATTATCATGAACTATATTATTGTTATACATCCATTTAACTGCATCTCGTTTAAGTAGGAAGTAGTTAAATATAAAATTAGCTAACTCATAGTTAACTGCACTTTTGATTATTTGATATTTATTAAACATTATACAAACATCGTCTTTTGTAAAAAGTTAAACGACACAGATATTCTCATATCATTAGACTCATTAGGATCTACACAATGCACTAACCAAGCAGGAAACATAATGCATCTTCCAGCAATAGGCTCATAATGATGTTCTCTCCATAATCTTGTAGGTGATGTATCTGGATGATTTAATCTAGGTCTCATTTTAGGTCTACACATAGAAGCTGCTGCTCTTGGATCATCTATTTTTAAATGTCCAGAGTTTTTAGGAGCTTTAACATAATAAACACCAGACCACAAACAATTAGGATGCATATGAGCTCTATTCATTCCACCTGGGGGATTTACATTGGCCCACATATTTCCTAAAAAAGGTTCACTATCTAAATGTTCTTCACCATATATTTTTAATTGTGCTTCATGTAAAGCTTTTGTTAATCTTGCAAACTCTGGTCTTGTATGCATATCAGTTGTTGAATGCCAACCTTTAACATTAGTTCTGGTTACCCCTTTATCTTGATTCATCCAATTTAATATATCTTTTTCTAATTGAACATTTAAAGAAGGGTCATTGTGATCAAAAATATAGATAGGTGTTGGAAAATGTAATTCTCTAATCATTTAAATGGTGTTCCTCCAAACCACATAACAAGTGATTGTCTTCTACCCCGTATAACTGGCTTGACTCTATGTCTTATAAATGAAGCAAAAAATATAGCTTGTCCTTGTTTAAGTTTTGCAGTTTTACCCTCACTCATTAATTCTAAATCTCCACCTTCAAATTCATTTTCTGGAGACAACAAACAAGTCATGGATATTTTTCGCACTGGTGGTTCATGAGCCATGTTCACATCATTATCAACATGCCAATCATAGAACCCTCCTTCGGGATACTCTGTGTATTGTGCAGGTTCAGTTAATGTCATTCCATCAAAACCAAAATGATTACCATTAGTTGTCTTCATAATCTTTTCAATATCTTTGTACATATCCGCCATTTTCTTAAACGGTATCCAACTAATATGTGAAGTTCTAGTTTTAGTATCTATTACTCCTCCTTTAATTCCTTTAGAATTTCCAACTGCAGCATCTTGTTTAGGTTCTTCTCTTCCAGCTTCAATAATCATTTTACATTGTTCAGGTGTAAAGATTGGCTGAGTAGTTTCTACTATAAACGATCTCCATCTTGGTTCTGTTATCATGTTGCTCCTCTATTTTTAATTGGATCAAACTGTACATCACAGTTTGCAGCTAGTGTTCTTCTTGTCTCATTAGTTCCATTAAATGGATATACACAGTGTCTCATATCATAAGGAAACACATAAAAATCTCTAAGGTCCATTGGCGGTTGATAATCTATTTTTGCAAACTGACCATTACTTGCACCTAGTATTTGTAATCTACCATTTTGTGGTATAGCATCATTAGAATATTCTTTACCAAAAGTTGATGGCATTTTTAAAATCATAACACTTGATAAACCTGTGAACAACATACCTCTATGAATATGTGCAGGATTGTATTCATGTGCTTTCATTTCATTAACCCAAATAGAATTTAGATGAGTATCATAATCCTTAATCTTATTAAAGGCTAGATAGTGTTTAAATACAGTCATGAAGTAATCAGTTACATTTCTTGGTAATATATTGTGATTTTTCATCTTGGATTGATCTTGACCATTGTAAAATAAAGAGTGTTCATTCTCTATCTTACCTACTAACTGTTTATTAGCAGGTGCGAGGTTATGAAAGTTCTGTTCATAAATTTGATTAATAGCACTAAAAATATCTAAGGGTACTTGATATTTTAAAACTGATTGACCTAAAAATACAAAGTCAAAATTAATATTTGATGTTCCCATCTTGAGTAATTTGTTCTTTCTTTTCTGTATTGTTTTCTAATTCACCTGATTTTTTAATTCTTTGTAACGATTGAAGTTGTCCCATAATGTTAAACACTTCAGCTTCTGATGAGTTTGCATTTAAAGATTTTGCTTTCTCATGATATTGCATACCATAAGATTCTAATTGATGTTGATTAACATCTTTGTCATTAAAAGATCCATCATTGAATTCACCTTTTAAATTAGACCACATTTTAATTTCTCTCATTCTATGCTTGGCAGTTTTCTCCATAGAGGCCTTACCAAATTTAGCTTCATCTAAATCAATTTGATATTTAGTTAGTTTATATTCATCTTGTTCAGACTCAGTTTTTTTTTCTAACCATTTAATCTTTGCTTCGTTTCTTCTGTAGTCAAAAGATAATGTCATTAAGTTATCTAAGTAACTTGCTTGTTCTCTAACACACTGCCAATATTTTGCAGCTTTAGTTGGATAACGATTGTCTTGTAATACAGAAAATCTAGCTTCAGTCTCTGTTCGAAACATTTGTTTTTTACTCCAAGTGTCACGAAGTTCATCAACCATACCTTTAAAATCAGTAAGATCGTTTTGTTCTAATAAATTATTTAAATGAGTTTCTTCTTGTTGAATTAAATCTTTTACGTCTTTTTTATCAGTCATGTCTTTATCCTTTATGTTTAATAGATATATAACCTATTTAAAAATTATTACAAGGTTTAAGAATCTGTAAAAGTTTGTACTACAGGTGCACCTGCTCCTGTCCATTCTTCTGTTGCTGTTAATGCTGGCGGTCCACCTGCATATAAAGCATTTGTGTTATCTGCTCCAGCATTTGCAGCAGCTTGTCTTCCAGTACTTAAATCTGTAGTTTCAGTCCAACTTGATCCATTCCACAGTTCTGTTGAAGTTAATGAAGGTTCTCCACCAAAAAATAAAGCTGATGTTGTAGTCCCAGTTCCTGCTCCATAATCTCTACCTGCATTTACATCTGCTATTTCAGTCCAACTAGTTCCATTAAAAGATTCTACTAATGGTGAACCTCCAGGATTCCCACCACTGATACCTAGTGCGGCTGTGTAAGTTTTTCCTGCTCCTGCCATACCTGCTCTTGCAGTATTTAAATCATTAAGTGCTGCCCAAGAACTACCGTTCCAATATACTGTTTTAGCATTACCACCATGTGGACTACCTCCAAAGAATAAAGCATTTGTGTTACTTGCTCCTGCACCAGCTTGACTATGTCCTGTATTAGGAGAGTTTGCTAAATTTGTCCAAGCAGAACCATTCCAAGATTCTGCAACTCCTGAATATTGATCTCCACCTGAAGCTATTGCAGATGTATATGTTCCTGCACCTGCTGTAGAAGCTCTTTGACTATTTAAATCAGCTACTTCCGTCCAAGCTGTTCCATTGTAAGATTCTGTTATAGCTTTTGCATTTGGTGCTGGAGGTGGACCTCCACCGAATGCTAATGCCGCATCTCTTGTAGCACCAGCTCCACCTAAATCTGCTCTACCAGTATTTAAATTTCCACCAGTAGCCCAAGCTCCTGCAGTAGTTTTTGCTAAACCTTTTAAAACATTGTCTGTTGTGTTATACCAAACTTGACCCTCAACAGGATTCGCAGGATCCGTGGATACTGCTTCAATGTTTGTGCCATTTATTTCTTTGTATGTTGTCATAATTAATCTGTACTCACTGTTTTAGTTGTAAAAGTTGTGCTAACCCATTCTTCGGTTGCTGTATTTAAAGTAGTGGCTGGATCAACTGCTCCTCCAAATGATAAACCTGCTGCTGTTGTTCCTGAACTTCCCATTTCAAATCTTGCTGTTCCTAGATCTGTATTTTCTGTCCAACTAGATCCGTTATATATTTCTGTTGCTGTTGTTTTAGCACCTGGTGTAGTTCTTCCACCAAAAAATAAAGCAGAAGTGTTGGTTAAACCCGATGCTCCAGCCTCATCTCTACCAGTATTTAAATTTGCTATTGCTGTCCAACTAGACCCATTCCAACTTTCAGTTGCTGTTGATTTAGTAGGAGGTCCTGTATCTCCACCCATAGCTAGAGCAGAAGTTAAAATTCCAGTTCCTTCTAGTCTACCTCTTGCTGTATTTAAATCTGCGACTTCAGTCCATGCCGAACCATTCCAAGATTCAGTTATTGCTACATAAGGTGGACCACCTCCAAAAGCTAAAGCCGATGTATTATCTGCTCCTGCTCCTGCTAAAGTCGATCTTGCCGTATTTAAGTCACCAACTTCTGTCCAGTTAGTTCCGTTCCATGATTCTGTTATTGCTGTAGGTGGTGTTTCTCCACCAAAAGCTAATGACGATGTTTGAGTTCCCGTCATAGCATAATGATTTCTTGCAGTGTTCATATCATTAACTTCACTCCAATTTGTACCATTATAAGATTCTGTGTTTGCTACTCTTGGAGGACCTACATAACCCCCACCAGCTAAAGCTGCTGTTTGTAATCCAGAACCACCCATACCTCTTCTACCAGTATTTAAAGCACCACCCGTGGACCATGCTCCAACTGGAAGACCTGCGTTCCATTCTTCTGTTGCTGCTGTTACTGCTGTGCTTGTTAATCCTCCTGCAGCTAATGCAGCAGATAAACTACCTGATCCTGAAAGACCATATCTTGCTGTACTTAAGTCTGCTACTTCTGTCCAAGAAGATCCGTTCCAAGATTCTGTATTTGCATAAATAGCTGGTGTTGCTCTATTTAATCCACCAAAAACTAAAGCGTCTGTAACTGTTCCACCACCTTTTAAACCACCTAAATCATTTCTTGCAGTATTTACATCTGCTATTTCTGTCCAAGAACTACCATTCCATTGTTCTACAATGGCTGTTGCTGTTGGATAAGATGGGGTTCCTGCTATACTTAAAGCAGCTGTTTGTGTTCCTGTTCCTGCATTTTCTTCTCTAGCAGTATTTAAATCAGCTACTTCAGTCCAAGCTGATCCATTCCAAGATTCTGTGTTTGCAACTGTTGCTGTTGAACTTGCACCACCAAAAGTTAATGCTGCTGGTTGTGTTCCAGCATTACCTGCCATAGACCATCTTCCAGAATTTAAATCTGCTACTTCTGTCCAAGAAGATCCGTTCCAAGATTCTGTATTTGCTTTGTAACTAGGATTACCTCCAAAAGCTAAAACTGCTGTATTATCTGCCCCAACACCTCCTAGAAGAAATCTTGCTGTATTTAAATCTGATACTTCAGTCCAACTAGATCCGTTATAAGCTTCTGTTAAGGCTGATACACTTGGATAGGGTTCTCCACCAAAAACTAATGATGATGTTTGCGAACCTGCTCCCCCTAATAAATCTCTAGCAGTATTCATACTACCACCAGTGCTCCATGCACCTGCAGTAATTTCATATTGAAACTTTAAAGTATTTGCAGTTTCGTTATACCACACCTGTCCCGTTATAGGATTATCGGGATCCGTAGTATAGTCTTGCACCTTCGTGCCATGAATGCCTTTGTACTCAGCCATTTAATTTTAGTCCTCTAATGTTATGTCAGTAGGTCTTGTGTTATTCTCTACTGCTGGTGCTTTCTCAGCATCAGGTAAAGCGTCCCACGCAGCTTGCGCTGCTTGAACCTCTGCATCAACAATCGCCTGTGCCTCATCTTTAGTTTTAACAACTCCTGCAACTTTAGCAATCCAAAGATTACCGTGTTTATTGTATGCGGGAACTTGCCAAACATCAGCGGGATAGCCTTTAAACGTGATTCTAGATGATTCAACGTGATCGATGAATCCCTTTCCCCAGTTTTCTGCTACACAGTATTGATATGTTTTTGCCATAGTTTTCTCCTTCTTATTATTAACTTGTTGATATTGTTTTTACCACATTTGTGCTAGAACTCCACTCTTCTGTTGCTGATGTAATTGGTGGTACATCTCCGCCAAAAACTAAACCAGCTGTTGAGCCTCCTGCTCCTCTTGCATTATTTCTACCAGTGCTTAAATCGGCTACCTCTACCCAACTAGATCCATTCCAAATTTCAGTAAAATCATCTTTTAAATTAGGTTCTCCTCCAGCAGCAATTGCAGCTGTTTGAGTTCCTGCTGCTGCTACTACAGACCTTGCAGTATTTAAATCTGCAATTTCTGTCCAAGCTGATCCATTCCAAGATTCTACAGAAGCTAAATAATTTGGAGGATTTGTAAAACCACCAATAGCTAATGCTGCTGTACTTGTCCCAGCTCCACCTGGACCGTATCTTACAGTATTTAAATCTCCAACTTCTGTCCAACTTGAGCCTCCCCATAATTCTGTTATAGCTACAATAGGATCTCTTCCAGCAAAAGCTAGGGCTGCAGTATTATCTGTTCCTGCACTTCCTACACGTTCTCTTGCACTATTTAAATCTCCAACTTCTGTCCATGATGTTCCGTTATAAGATTCTGCTAAAGCTACATAAGTAGTAGTATAACCAGCAAAAGCTAAAGCTGAAGTTTGAGTTCCCGTACCACCTAGACCTTCTCGACCTGTGTTTAAATCGTTGACTTCCGTCCATGCAGTTCCATTATATTTTTCTGTTAAAGCACTAACTGGAGGTGTACGACCACCAAAAGCTAAACTTGCAGCCTGTGTTCCTGCACCACCTAATCTAGATCTAGCAGTATTTAAACTACCACCCGTGGACCACGCACCTATTGGCTGTCCTGCACCTGTAAATTCTTCTGTTGAAGATGAAACTGGAGTACCACCCCCTGCTGCCAAAGCAGATGTACTATTAGCTCCAGCTGATGCGAAAAATTTTCTAGCCACACTTAAATCTCCTTGCTCTGTCCAAGTTGATCCATTCCAAACTTCTGTTGCTCCTGTTAAAGACCCAGTATTTCCACCAAAAGCTAATGCTGAAGTTACTATTCCAGTGCCACCTAATTGAGTTCTTGCAGTATTTAAGTCTGCTACTTCAGTCCAGCTTGATCCATTCCAAGTTTCTGTTACTCCACTTATAGGAGGTGTAAAACCTCCAAAAATTATAGCTGATGTATTACTTGCTCCTGCTCCTCCAGCAGCATCTCTTGAAGTATTAATATTTGTTACTTCTGTCCAAGCTGAACCGTTCCAAGATTCTGCATCTACAGGTCCACCATCTCCTCCAACTGCTAATGCTGAAGTTGTTGTTCCACTAAGAGCTGAACCATTTCTTGCAAGGTTTAAATCACCAACTTCTGTCCAGCTAGAACCTCCCCATAACTCTACAATTGCTACATTGCCACTGCCATCACTTCCACCAGCAGTTAGAGCAGCTGTATTAGAAGTACCTGTGCCACAATTATAATTTCTTGCCGTATTTAAATCTGCAACTTCAGTCCAACTTGAACCATTATAAGATTCAGTCAAATCCATTTGTGCTGTACCAGTGTTTTCTCCACCAAAAACTAAAGCGGAATCTTGTATTCCTCCTCCTGAAAATTGTTGTCTACCAGTATTTAAACTACCTCCTGTTGCCCATGAACCTGATGTAGTTACATTTGGATATTGAAATTTGAAAGCAGCATTTGTACTGTCGTACCAAACTTGACCATCAAGTACATTAGGAAGATCTCCAGCGTAATTAACAACCGAAGTTCCATTAATCCCTTTATAAGTAGCCATGATTATTTATTCTTCAGCAACCAACCTTGAGTTCCATCTACATAGACCAAAGTATTTGCTGCTCTTTCTACTGAAACTGTTAATGGATTTGTTGATCCTGCAATTTTTTCTGTACCATTTTGATCAATGGTAAGTGCATAAGTATCAAACGTTCCTGCGTAAT